CCTCGTTCAATTTCTGTCTCAGTCATGTCTCCAACATCTTTAACATCAATGCCTGTGTAGTTGAAGTAAGAAAGTTCCATGCCGTACTTGCGAGAGAAGCCACGCATCTGTTCGTTGGCTGTATGTCCAGCCTTATCATTATCCATTGCAGCAATTACTCTTCTTGCTCTTCGCATAATCTTTGCTTGATCTTCGCTAATAATTGCACCAAAGGTTGAGATTGCGTTGTGACCTAGTCCCGTGAGACGAACTGCATCTAGTGGGGACTCCACAATAATTAAGTCATGGTTTGAACTCATTACCTGTACACCAAAAACTGTTTTAGATTTTCTTACGCCTGCTGGTTGATTCTTAAAGAAACGACCACGGGCACCCTTCTCTTGCCATCCCCAAAGAACTCCATCATCTGGATTTCTGATTGGAAGAATCCACGCTTCGTTTTTTATATCCCACAGAACACCGTGAACTTTAACTGCTCCTCGTATAAGGAATCTTTTCTTTAATTCAATATCTGGTGGCTCTGTGTAAACAGAAAGTCTAGCCTCTGACATTGGGATTGCATCAGGTTCTGCCTGCACATACTGTGGCAACTCCTTAATTCGTTTCATCAAAGAATCAATTGGCATATCTTCTTTATCGTTTACATACTCACGAGCCTCGTGATAGTCAATCCCTTTGACATCAGATACAAGTGTGTAAACATTTCCTTTGTAACCACACGAAAAACAAATATGTGCACCAGTATCAGAGTTGATCCACCACGACGGATGATTATCTTCTTTGCCTGTGCGTTTTTTGTGCATAGGGCACAAGCCATTGACTTCGGAACCTCGTTGTGCGTAGAGTTGAAGGTCTAAGGAAAGAAGTACTCTTTCAATATCGATCATTGTTTTTGCCAGTCAGAACAATACTTGCACTTCAACATCTCATCTTCATCGTGGAAACATCCAGTATCCCAACGCCATGTCAACGCTGTCTCGCTAGGTCCACAAGAACGACTTGCAACAATCTTTAGTAGACGAATGTCCTCGTCTTCTTCTACGGGCTCTAGTCCAAGAATTACGTCGGAGTCTTGAAAGAATGATGATGAGTAACCAATAGAGTCCGCAGTTACTTTACCTGCACGCATTTTCCACAGCAATGTCTGAGTAGTAATAATAATTGGTTTGTTAATTTTTTGAGCAAGTCTTTTAAGTGCACGAGTCACGTTAGTAATAGCCTGTGGAGTATTCATCTCACCACTTACTTCATCTAGCATGAGGTACACACCGTCAACAAATACGATGTCTGGATTAGTCTGAACAATTTTTGCAGCAAGTGCAGAGACTGTAATTCCATTAACTGCATCTACAAGGTGGAAAGACTCTTCGTTTTCCATCTTGTTAAGTTCATCAATGTAACGACTTTCTTCTGCTGGTAACAACTTTCCACGACGCAAACGACCGTGAGAAATGTGTGCACGCATTGCATCGTGACGTTGTTGTTGCTCATGATTGTTCATTTCAAAAGATTGAAACATCGGAACTTTACCAAGTTGATGAACGTTAATAGCCATCTTCAAAGCAATCTGTGACTTACCAGTCTTTGGAGGTGCAATGATTGTAATAAGTTGTCCGCCTTGCAAACCAGCAGTTGCTTCATCAATCTTTGCAAACCCCGTAGGTATTCCTAAGAACTTTTGGTTCTGTAATGCTTGATACTCCTTGTAACGTTCTTCTGTATTCTTAGTTAGATCTATTTCATGAGTGCCCAGTACGCCTTGTTCATTGACTTTGGTAATGGTTGCTTCCATAGCAAGAAGCGCTGCATCATGATCATTGCTTTGTAATTGTTCAACGGCTGACTCAAGACCTTGACGAGTAAGCATACGACGACGGAAATCAACCATCGTGTCAAGTAAGTAATCAACGGAGTCTTGTACATCTAAAACTTTATAGTTTGGGTAGTGGTCTTTAACTGTTACAGCAGTTGGGACTTCGTTGTACTCCCCATAATGCTTACGAACAAATGACCAGACACGTTTGTTATCGTCATCTAAAAACCAAGCGTCAGTAACTCCTCGTTGAAGCGCAGGAATTAAATCCCTGTCACGAATTACTTTACTGACCAGACGATGTTCGTTGTCTGATGCCATTTAATGTCCCCTCTTACAGATTATCTATTTGTACTCCTGCTGACCCGTATCGTGCAACTCGTCCTGGGACATCGATCACACCCCGTAGATTAGCACGGTATGGAAGCCCTGCAACTAACTCATCTACACTCTCATAGAGTTGCCAATAGTTAAATGGATTAACAACTTGACGCTCTAACTTTTCAAATGCTTTTTCAAGTAACTCTTCAGTCCAACCAACCTCTTCAAACCCAGCCAACTCTAAAGAGATGCCGTAGTTGTTTGCAAGTAGCCATAACTTATTTGTTTCCTGCAAATTTATCTTGCCAACCTTATTAACAATTTTTGTAGACAGAAGTTTTTTAGTCTCCTCCTCGACTAACCCAATGACTACATCGGTGACACAGATTACTTGCGGAGAGGAGACGTTTGATATGTCTCCATTTTTCATAGTACCTCGACTTTAGCATACCTCACGACAAAGTCACGAAACTTACTTGGGTCATCGTTAGCGGTGAGTGCTAACTCCTCAGAGACGTCGTTGGGAACGAGTATTGAGTAGTGACCTTTGTTGTAACGCATTTTGTTGTTAACGAAGTTAACGTGTTTACACTTAGCGCTCTTGCGCCACACAGGGCAGTTGCAGCGAACTTTTCTTGTTCCAGTATCGACCTCAACCTCAAATATTCCTGCAGCCTGAGATGAGATAAACAGTTGCACTGTACGCCATGGAGACTCCATGCTCATCCCTTTCATTGCGCTGCTCTTAGGTCAGAACCAATGATAGGGACTCGAATGAACGCTTCGTGAGCGAAACTAGCCATCGCTTCTTTGTACTCTGCTTCCCAATTTTCTAGGCGCACATTTGTTGTAACAATTGTTGGTAGGGCTTTGTCATAACGCAACCGCAATATCTCATCAAAAGAAGTGTCGTCATACTTTGAGCCGTACTCTTTACCGAGATCATCAATAACAAGTACACGAACGTTTAGGAAGTCAAGAGTTGATCGACCATGTAGCCCGTCTATCTCTGCAACTAATTTCTTTTTATCGTCAACGTCATTGTCAAATGTTGATTTCTTTTTAGAAAGGAACTCTGGATAGGTCATGTAATACACAGGACGAGAACTTAATCCGTAGTCGCTAGGGCTCATGCCAAGTATCTTTGCTGCCTCTGCATCATTGTCGGGAAGGTTATGAACAAACTCCATTGCAGCAACTACTGCATGTGTCGTCTTACCTATGCCTGGACCGCCATCAAACAAAAGGCCAACACCGTTAGTTCCGATGTTGCCAATTTGTTTTATGACGTGACCGTTAGATGCGTCATTGATCCACGTCGCTACTTCTTCAGGAAAGTTTCCAGAACGATTGATGATGTCCTGTGGCTCTAACCCTAAGAACCGACGTGGGATGTTTGACGTGCGAAGTAGCCAGTGCTTTTTGATTGCTGACAGGCCGTTGATGTCGTACATGATCCCCCAGTTAAATTACTAAGCCTTGAAGGCTACTGCTCCAGCAAATGTTACTGGTTTATTTTTTGCGTCAAGTTTATCTGCTGCAACCATCTTGACACTCTTGCGAGGAGTAAGTGCTTGAACTTGCTCTTTGATCCAACGCTTACCTGCTGATGCGTTTGCCCATGCTGCCATGTTCAATACATCTGCACCATCAACGCCTTCTGTTGTCACTGTAACAACAGCCATCCATGCGCCACCCTTGACGTCGTTCTTGTTAAGTGTCGCTGTAAATGTCTTGCTTACTTTCTTAGCCATTTGCATTCTCCTTTAATCGTTTTTCGTATCGTTCTAATTGTGCACGACCAGATAATGAGTTCTGGAATACACGACCATCGCTGGCGGTGAGTGTGCCCATCTTAACCACAGTATTTACTGGGGCGTTAACTTTGCCAAGTCCGAGGTTCTCTCGTGCTTGATTCATCTTCTTGCCAAATGATGCAAGGTATAACTTATAAAGGTTGGGTGCCTCATCGCCAACGTTCTGGAAGTTCCGCTCATCCGCCATGAATAGACGGAGCAACTCTAGTTCGAGGAGTGCGGTTGTTTCGTACTGCGTTCTGAATTTGCGGAGTGCTCCTGCAAGTTTACCGACGTTAACCGTTCCTGGTAGTAAAGGATATCGGCGCCCGATTTGGTAACTAAACTCAGCAGCCACGTCCATAGCGGTCCACTCATGCTGTACTCGCTTCCCACGGGTCTTTGGATCGGTCTTTCGAACCTTTGCTGCTGGTGCGTCCCGCTCTTCGACAAGCCCAAAGCCTGCCAGATTGTCTCCATCATCCTCCCATTTTCTCATAGGAACCTTTATCTCCTTAGTGAAAACACTTGTGTTTTCAGATTCTTTTAATTTATTACTATCTTGGCTATTAGGTACTAATGGCTTATTGACTATATGGCTATCTGACTTATAGTCATGTGAGGTGCGGTAATTTTCTGCACTTACAGTGCGGTAATTTTCCGTCAGTATCTCGTACTTGTCCATGCCCTTAAATCCATTGGCTCTCTTGGTAGGTGTCCGAGAAATTAACCCATGTGACTCTAGGGCTTTGAGGGCCGTTCTGACAGTTCTGTCTGATGACTTGTTAGTCTGTCTACCAAGTTCTGCTACTGAAGCCTTAAAACCACCTTTGGAGCCCGCTAAATGGCACATGGTAACCAGCAGTCGGAACTGGTAATCGGTCAGTCCAACCGTAAACGCCTCCTGCGGTACTCTCACGCCTCATCGTCTCCAAACGGAGAGATGTCACGGCCTTCAGACTCCTGCAATCTTTCAGCAATTGATTCCGATAAAGCATCCAACACGGATGAAGTAACAAATTCAGACATGGAGTGCACAAAAGCCATCATAGACACAGCCATGTTGTCATAGAGTTCATCGCTGGACTTGTCATCGTAATCAATCTCAATTGGGTCAAGGCCATCAGTCACGTCCCAGACGTCCACTCCAAAGTCTTCTACAGCAGACAAGATGTAGTGAGCCTGCGGAGAGTCATCCCACACCAAACCAATGGCATCATTGATACTTATCTGCCTAATGATTTCTTTGACTGGGTTATCCGTTATCACGATGTCTTCTGAGTCAATAAGTAGGTGATCTATGCCTATAGCGTTTGTTATAAAGCAAGTTACTTTTACGTCATAGGATTTACATACGTCGATAACACTTTCAGCAAAGTGATTTTCTTTTCCCGTTACAGGAAGAAATACCTTAATGTCTTTGCCGTATTTTTCTATAAGTTTTTCAACGCCTTCTTCAATGCATATATCTTCAAAAGAGATTATTGCAACGTTCATTTATCCCCCTAATAAAGTCGTGGTAGTCGTGGCTGTTGTATTGCTGTCGGTCTGTTGATCAATACATTAATTGCTAGAGAAACAAATGTTGCGGCTGGAACTGTAACAATGAGTGTACGATCCCAGTACCCAAACAACCATAAACATCCAAGACTAAGCGGAGCCGAGACTACTAGATTCATAGTTGCTCTGCTAAAAAAGTTTTTATTGACTAAGTCAATTAGTTCAAGTGCGTAGAAAACTGCGCCCCCAGTCATGAGGGTAGATATAAGTAGGTCAGTCATGACCCAGAGCCTACACCGTTAGGTTGGTGTACTCAATTCCAGCATAGGTACGAAGGCGCCAGAAGGTATTCATGGGTAGCCAATCATTAAGGGTCTTGCCTAAACGAGGCACCTTGGTAGGTTTGTTTTGATACAGGTGCGTGTAGGAGTTGCTTTCAGTTCCTTCCCATACAGCCCCAAAGTTAGAGGGCAGATCTCCATCAAAGTAATCAGAAGCCCTAGTTCCTTTTTCAAATTGTATACAGTCTAAGTAGTAAGTTCCAGCATCCCCTTCAAATTTTAATTCGTAGGTAGCAACCCCCGCATCAAAAGCGTCCGTTAAATGTGTAATTGAAAAACGTGACCACTCTGTAGTCGTTTCAATATTAAAAAGATCTTCAGTCTCAACAATATCTCCATCACCATTTCTACCAACAAAGGTAACTTGTAAACTAGCATTAGACTTTATTAATCCTGATGCAGTGTAATAACTTCCTTGCTCAATTGGCAGAGTGTTTGAGGTATATGACCATGGGTCTGTTGCAATTACTTTTGCACTTTTAACTCCAGAGTAAGCAAGGTCAGAGACATCAACGTCTTGTGCCACTGTTGCAGACCCATCAATTGTCCAACTATCTGTTACGTTAGTTTCAAAAGATGGATTATTAATGTAGTTTATTTTAGAAGAGTTCAAGAACACATCTACTGCACGAGCCTCGTCATAGGCTACTGTGTCACCCAATTGCATACATACTTGGTCTATGTAGTACTGACCATCAGCATTACTACTGATTTTTAAACCAGCATATACCGCATCCGTTGGAGCAGTTGCAGTTACGCTTACTGTTTTCCAGGTGTTGTTAGCGGAAACAGTAGAACCATCATCTTCAGTTATTAAATCACCTCTACCGTCGTACCATGCGATAGTTATAAAGACATTTCCGTCACTTGGTGGGGACTTTACCTTACAAGATGCTGTGTATTCTTCTCCATTAGTTACAGGAATTCCAGTAGTAACTGTGTCCGCATAACCTAAGACCATGTAAAAAGAATCGGTGGCAGTAACTTTACAAGTAAACACACCATCAATAACATTATCTCCAGGGGCTGGAACCTGTTCTTCACTTGCCTCAGCAGTTGCACTTTCAAATGTCCAATTACCAATTGAGTCATAGAACGTGGAATCTTGAACAGTTAGTAAAAGGTTTTCAGACACAGTAATTACTGGAGCAAAACCAGTGAGTGCTTCTGCATAAGTTTCAATTGCAGACTTAATACCTTTTCTACTGTACATATAATTGGCTTCACGAATTAATCTCTTTTGATTTTTAGTCGGAAGTCCTGGTTCTGGAGTTAAACCTACGTTACTTACTTCCGCAGGAATTAATTCGTAAGGAGTTTCAAGACCAGTGTGACGTGGTCTTAGTAACTCTAGGTAGGTATAAAACTCTTCTAATGTAAAAGAAAAACCCCACAAGAAATCAGCAATTGCAGAGTTATAATCCACAACTCCAAGTGGGCTTTGTTCTGCAGATGTAAATACTTTTGGAAGTGAGTCCATAAGTTGTTGATGCGCTTGATGGTCACTTGGAACTATTGCTGTAATGTCACCAGCATTTACCCAGACCTTGTCTGAAGTAAAAAGAAAAACTCTGTAATAAACTTGACGACCTGAAACTAAAGGGATATCTCCAGGGTTGTCTTCTCCGTCAACAAATGATGATCTAGAAACAGTTCCTGAAGATGCAAACTCATCAAAAATAATAACGCCATCTTCAGCAGTTTCAGGAAATCCTACTTGACTTCTTACTAATCTAAACCTAGAAAAATCTCCGTTTGGAGATTGCCAATACACAGTGACTTTTCTAAAGTCAGTTGCAATCGTAGGAGATGAAACCAATACAGACATTGGTTCTACTGAGTACTGTAGAAGTGCAGTCAGTCCATACTTAGATGAACCGTAATAACCTACTCCGTATTTAGTCACGACTTAATGCCCCTTAACAGCCAGCGAGTAAGAATGAACTTATTGACTCTCCACCCTGAGCAACTGTAGCCCATGATGCGCTTGATCCATCAGTTGTTAAATATTTTCCATCATTACCAGACTGAGAAGGTAACCCATCAAAAGTTGCCCATTCAACATCGTAATTATCGTTTGTACTTTTAACTAAAACTTGACCAGTTGATCCTCCAGATGGAAGACGTTCTGTGTACACGAGGTTTAAACCGTATTCAATATTTGCTAAACGGTCTTTAAGGCTGTCCCAGTTTGTTGTAATCTGGTCAAAAGAACCGACCCAACCAGAACCCGTACTAATGTAAGTACCAAGATTTGATTCTAAAGATCGAACCTCATCTTGAAGAGTGTTTACGTGCTCGGCAAGGACTGTGTCAGTAAAGTCTACCTTTGTGGTAAACGACTTTACGGCAGAGGGATACTGTGCGGTCACTTAACTTCCTTTCAACCTACCATGGTATTTTCTCGTCTTTGCCCCCTATTTACTGCCTGAACTTCTAGTGGGTATGGGCTTTACCTTCTAAAGTAGCAACTTTAGTTTCAAGAGTTTTTACCTTATTGGCTAAAGCAACTAAGGTAGCAGTGAGATCTACCTCGGTTGTTCCGTCTTTTTGTTTAACGGTAACTATGTGTGCTGATAGTCCAGTAAGGGATATTTTATTATCCAATGGTTTAATAAAAATCTTTTTGTTTTTGCCTTGGTTCTTACCAAAAATACCACTCCATACAGGGTAATTGGGATTACCCCCAATAAACATAACCCAAACTCCCTGACCAATAACAGGTACGTCCGTACTAATACTAGAGGGCTCTACAGGCCAAGCCCATTCAGTAGTTTCTGAACCAGTAATTTGAGCAACAGAAACTTTTAAACGTCTTTGACTTTGTGGATCTTTATTGTTTTTAACAACTCCACGATAGATTCCGTAGTAACGATTTATTGGATCAATCATTATGCCTCGGAAAGACTTAAGTTATCTTCTTTAAATCTAAAGATCTCTCCTGGTCCACCAACCAATGTATTAAGACCAGTATCAAGTAGTTCGTGAAGAGCAAGTACTTTAGCGGTTTTAACTCCAGCGGTTTGTTGAAGAACAAACTCAATATCTTGTGGATAGATTGTGTCTTCAAAAACCATTCCTACATAACCAAAACCACTAATAAGAGCATTTTTAATATTGCTTTCTACTTCAGTAGTTGTGTATTGCTCTAACTTTGTGTACTGAATTTGCAGAACAGCATCAACATATGTAGGAGGTTGAATAGTTACAGAAGTTCCAATAAGAACTTTGTCAGCCAAATATGTTTCTACAGCAGTTTTTAATCTTGTGTACTCTTGAGTTGGATCACCCATCTCATCTAATCCTGGTGCTGGATCTGTATCAATTGCAGTTCTACTTGGTGCAATATAAACTGTTACAGATGTCCATACCGCTGCTTCTGCGTTTGCCTTACCCACACCTGATACTCCAAGAGTTAAGTCTGCAAAGTCTTTTAAAGTAACGGCTCTATTACCTGATCGAAGAGATGCTGGAGCAGAAACACGAATTTGATCATTAGACTCTGGATCAGACCCACCAAGTCCAACAGAGTTATTTGTTACAGTAACAACTCCTTGAATAGCAATTATTTGATTTTCAGAAAGTCCTGGAATGTAGTCAATGGTGTCAAGTATGTTTGCAGATACATTTCCAATAGATCCTCCACCTATCGTATACTTGGCTCGTATTTCAGAGTAGGCAGTTGGAATTGCTCCTGAAACACCGTCACCCAATGTAATAGACACAATGTTATTTTCATCAGAAACGGCACCATAAATAGAATCTGTTGGACCGTAATCAATGATGTGTTGAACCTGGGTCCACTTAGAGTAAACATCTCCATCTTGAACATAAAGTTCAATTGTTCCATCAACTACTGGAACTTCTCCAAGTTCAAACGCCATGTTTGGTAATCCATTAGAAGTACCAATTAGTTCACCGTAAGTGTTTGCGCCATCAACAACAAGAATTACAGAACGCCCCTCTGATGCATTAACAGTTACTTCTCCTGGTGTTTCATCGACTTGTGCTGGAACAACCGCTTCTTCTGTAGTTGTAAAGTACACAGTTTCAACAGTATCAGCAATAATAACATCGCCCTTAATAACTGTTCCAACTGCTAATGTAACTGGTTGATCAGATGTATTTGTAAATGTAATGTCAACGGTTGCTTGACGATACCCTGCAGGTGTGTATCCATAACTAAGAGCAATATTAAGAATGCTATCTCTTTGAACTGCTGTTTTAATAAAGGACTCATTAGCAGTGCGGTCAATGTAGTAAGAGACCATGTCTCCTAAGTAAGCAAAAGCCTCTACTAGTGCAACTCCAAAATCGGCTGGGTCTGAGGCTGTCCACTCAGGGATGCGATCTTGTATACGAGCAATCAGTGCTTCACGTAATGAGTAATAGTCTCTTCCTGTGTAGTCAACTGATACAGGGATATTTGATACTGGTGTTATGCTCATAACAACTCCTGGTAGATTGGATTAGCACCATCAACAAGAACCAAGCCAACGAGGGTGCTTACTACTTCGTTGTTTGGAAGGCCATATATTACTTCAACAGTTAATACGTTGGTGTACTCGTCCACCGTAACCACCACACTTTGAAGGTTTAATAGGGGTAGTTGTTCACCAAATGCTTTTTCAACTTCAACTCGAATCTGTGAATCCGCAGTTGTATCAGTTTCAAAAATTGCAAATGGAATAAGAGTTCCAAAAGTTGGGCGCATAATTCTTTCTCTTAAGGCAGTGCCTAAAACAGAACGAACTCGATCAGCCCAGATTTTTGATTGATCTTGGGTTGATGAAACTTTTCCATAGGAGTCAATAGAGAAGGGAAGTGCAATTGTTTTTTCAGTCATTACTTAGCCTTCCATTGTCTCGGAGTAACTTTATACCCACCAGATGCTTGTGTGATCATGGCAGTTGCACCACTCAGTTTAGTTGAAGTTGGCTTCTTTTTGGTTGTGGTTGTTAACTCGTTTTTAACGTTTCGAGTCGGGACTCCGCCAGCAGTAGATGGTCGTGACACGCTTGATTTATTGTTTCCTACACCGTCAGAAAGGACTGTGAACTCTGCCTGGTATCGTCCATCAACATGAATAAAGTGTTCTACTTTTTTTACAATCCAAAACCCATCACTCACACTTCCAGTTCCACGTACCTCAATAGTTGCCCATGGAGAAATTCGTGGATCTCCTTGCCCAATACCATTTGCTGGAATTCCAAGACGACCTAATTGTGCACGGGCTTCTGAAAGAGATTTTGCCATAGCATTACTTGCTACTACCGTATAGGTTTCAATACTAGAAAAAAGAGGATCTTTTGTGATTTGTCTGATTTTCTTTCCTACTTTATTTGCCGAAGTTTTAGATGAATAAATTTTTCCAGTAACGGGATCAACACCGCCTACCGTATTGGTAGTTCTAGAATAATCAATTGCTTCGTTATAGTCGCCAATCTCAGGTTCAAAGTAATCAAGTGTAGGTGCTGAGTACTGGCTTGAAGGATTTTTCATTGGGTCTTTAAACATCATGATAGGAACTGTAGTCATGAACTGATCAATCATTTTATCAATTGGATGAAAATGAAGTTCGCTACCTATGACTTGAACTCCGTAACCAATAGAATAAGCAAGTTCATTTAACTTTTCCCAATACGAATGCCCTGACAAAGACTGCTGAGTAAAACGAATTGAACTAGGTGTGATTACTGGTTTAAGTTTAAACTTCTTTGCTATCTCTGCTGCAATTTCTGTTGCAGTTTTATTTGTCCAGATCTTAGATGCTCGTTCTTTTAGTGGATACGATGAACCAATACAACGAATAGTAACTCCACGCTCAAGTGCTTGAGTTGTAAGGTGAGAGATGCTAACTGCATACCCTAGAAATTTTCCTGAGACCTTGTCATTCTTCCAAGTAATTTGAACTGGGACACCGCTTTTAATTGCTTTTTCTAAAGAGGAACTAAAACGTGCATAATAAATTTCTACAATATCGTGCTTACCCATTTCTTGAATAAGTGTGATACTTCTTGGTGGAATATTTATGGTAGGCAAATCTGGGTAGAAAAC